TTTAAATCAAGGATTAAATGATGTTACATATATGGTTGATGGTATAATTACTGAAGTAAAATGGGATGTTCCAATATATTTTTTGCGTGGAAATGTTTATGAAAACATTGGGTCTATAAGCGAAATTAGAAGAAGAGGGACTTTTAATAATAATATTACTGACACAAATAACGTACCTATTGGAACCGTGGATGAATTAAGAACAAATAGACTATTTATAATGAGAACTATAGATAATATAGATAATCAAACAAATCAAACATTATCAAAACTTCGTGGAGGAAAAACTTTAAATAAAAGAAGAAAATCAAGAAAAACTGTAAATAAAAAAAGAAAAACAAGAAAAACAAAAAGAAGAAGACATCAATAAATTATTTTATTTTATAATTAGTTTAAAAAAATAAAATATAAAACAACTATTTAGTAATTATGGATGATTTTAACGTAAGTTCGCTTCATGAATCGAAGAATGAATGGGGTGCCCGTCTCATTACCATTATGACGCCACTAATTATCGATGGGTACAAATCTATTTTAGACGAAGCTATTAAGTTGTGTAGGGACAATGGTGAAATGGATAAGTATCTAATGACATTTCAAAATTTCATTTCAAGAATTCCTAAATGGAATCAAACAATTATTGAAACAGAGCGAAAAAGAATTTGCGATAAGTCGGGTTGTTCTTATTTAGAAGATTTAGTCACTTGTGTTCACATTATTCAATTGAAAATATTGACTTCTATGCGTGTAGGACAAAAACAAAAGAAGGTCGATATTAAGATTCCCAAATTGGATGATTTTGTTCACAAGACGTATATCAATGTCGCGCGCAAAGTATATAAAAATGTGTATTTATTTGAAATCAATATACCTCCTTTAAATATTCAAAAGAATCATAGAGAGTTGGAAATTATCGTCCAAGAATGTATTTTAAACACATTAAGAGAGAGTATTCCAGTTGAAGCAATTTTGAAGGCGTATATGGATGAAACGGTTGAAGAAAATGTTGTTGAAGAAATTAAAGAACAAATTGTTGAAAATCCTAATCAAAATGTACAAACTGGCGGTATTGCTAAATCACAAGTTGTTCAACAAACTCAGAATGTAGAACCCAATAGCAGTCTAACTACTTCTAAAGTAGGGTTTAATGACGTTGACTATGTTGCTACAAGTGATGGACAATTTCAAAATGTAGTAGTGCCAAAAACTGATGAGAATTTAGATTATATAAGCAATATGAGAGCAGAACAGCGAAGATTAGAAGAAGCAAATGATGATTCTGATGATGATAATATTAGATTAAATATATCAAACGAATCAGTTAGTTTAGATTCTTTAGGATTAATATCCATTGAGGAACCAAAAATGGATTTATTGCCTGATTTATTGCTTGACGAAATAGAAGTTTTAGAATAATTATAAAATTGCGTAAAAAGGCGAATAATATATACAATAAGTATTTTAAATGGATAACATATTTATTGTTGCGGCAATAGTGTCGATTATTTTTGTTATAGCGAAATTTATTGAAATGAGGTTTATTGACAAGGAGTCAAAACCATTGAAGTTGTTGATCCGTGACGCACTTTTAGTATATATTAGTGTTATAATTGGTTATTTTATTTTAAGTCAGTTGAAACCGATTATTCAAGATGGTGGAGCAATTATGGCGCCACAAGTGTTCACAGGTAATCCGGAGTTCTAACGACCCGTCCAAACCTTAACAATAGGTCTTTGTAATTTATTGTTTTTAACATCATCTTCATAATTTTTGTATGTATAATTACTAAAATTTTGATATTTAAATATGCTTCCTAGTAACGATTTTTTATTAGTTATAGCAGGATATTCGCTGTAAAAGATAACACCCATTATTCGTTCGAGACAACATCTGTCCTTTCTACAAATAATAACTTTTGTCAATTTTGTTATATTATATTTTCTCTCTAAATACAATAAAAAATCTTGATTTATAAACGCTTGTGACCCAAAACAACCAAACCAATTGTGTTTATCCATTCCAAGAACCTTATTATGCATTGTCAATTTGTTTATAATTTCTCTAGAATTGTTTAACGCACCTGCTATTTCTGCCGAATTACTGACGCATTCATTATCCGAATAGAAATGCCAAAATGGTAATACATTGACACCAATTAGTTTTTCAAAATTGACACGCTTATGGAAAAAAACACTGTCGTGAATAATGATCGCATTATTAAAAAACTTGCGCTTGATATAGTAATAATAAGGAAGCAATTCACCGCGACCAGGAAATTCGGATTCAATTACTTCAATATTTTCATAATTATTAAAAGATATTACAAGTTCTTTCACGCTGTTATCATCTATAATAACGATTTTTCTATGTGGATAAAAATGACGAATACATTGAACACAATTGTTCCAATATTTATTGGTTAACTCCGAATTAACATGCCTTGTAATAATAAAACCGTAATCATTCATTAATAGTATAAATTATAATATTAATGAAAATTAAACATTTTTTCAAAATAAACACTTCTAAACTAAAACAGGTATTTTGTCAATATCTATAACATCATTTGAAACAGTCCCTTTAAAATCAGCGTATGCTTTAAATTCTGGTCGTTCTAATTGCGCTTGAGGTGTGTGTTTATTAACACATCGAGCAATCATTTTATACAATTTAAAATCAGGGTATCGGTCTTGTCCATTATTCTTATATAATACATTAATACCTTTGTCATCGAGACACCATTCTACAACTAGACGTTGAACTGGGTTACATTTTGTCAAGTCTTGAACTTCCGACATATCTTCTACAACGTAGTCAAAAATAGAGCATGCTAGGCGACATAAGTCGAAACTGTAATTGGGTTCCAATCGCGATTTCTTTTCATTGAAATATGGTTCTGTGTTGTATTGAGTTGCCGCATCATTGCCGGTTTGGAAACTGTCGCTACAAAAAAGTTTCCCATTATATTTGTAAATGCTTCTTCCGAAATCAATGATTTTATAGATTCTGCCAAATGTTGGTACCTTATAGTATTGTTTTTTATAGCAATAATAAATAAATTTTTTATCTGTCTGGTTATACATTACATTATTTGAATGCAAATCATTATGAGTGAAAGCAAATGCTTTTTGGTAAGTGATTAAAATCATTATAATTTGCATAAATGCGGACATCCATTCTTCTTCTTTTAAATCGTTTGATAATATTAAATTATCAAATGTATTTTCACAATATTCCATACAAATAACTTGAACAGGGAATTGTGGTATAATTGCGTTTATTCTCTCTTCTTCAAAACTATCATCTGAATCTTCGTCTTCCCATTGTGTGTCATCGTCATCTTCTTCTACATCTTTTTCTTCTACATCTTTTTCTAAAGGTGGATCGTTTTCTAAAGGTTGATTTGCGTCTACTTCATTTGTGTCTACATCGTTTTGCTCCATTTCACCATCAACTGTATAAGACGTTCTAGACGAACACGTTGAATTTGATTTTAACGAAACTTTATTGTCATTATCATTTGTCATATTTGAATTTGTAATATCAATTAGTTCAGAGTAATCACAACCTTTTAAGTCTTCCAAATTCATCAAATTGTTTTCATCGTTAAATATATTCTCAAAAACTTCATTATCAAATGATTTAATAGATATATTTGATTTAACAGATGAATTATGCTCTATTTTAAGTGGTTTCATTTTGGTGTCTTGATTTTGAAACTGAAATAAATGTTCATAATCATCGACTTTAAAAAGTGAATTCTTGTTTTTATTAAAAAAATCCGAATTATTTAGGTATTCAATATCGTCATAAATATTCAAAACAAAATTGTTTTTTACTGCTAAAAAGGAACCATAATAATCTACTCCATGTTGAAAATTATTTTCATAAATCAGGTTACTAGAGAGAAATAAAAATAGTCCATCAACATATGCCGAATTATTCATATCCAATATTTTGCTGTTGCAAGTTGTTTCGTCAGAATTGATACTGGGTAGATTCAAAATTTTGTCATCATTGTTGTATTTTCCTATTAGATATTTAAAAGGATCTAGCAAAGGCGCCAATTTAAAAAACATATCTTTGTCTTTTGTTTTTGAATTATTATTTATATTTTTAATACGACAATTATACAATTTATTGTAATCTGTATCATCCATATTTTCATATGTTTCATATTCGTTTATTGATGATATATACCATTTATGATTCAAATTTATATTATTGTAGTTGGTATCATTCAAACTGAAAAAACGATTATAAATTGGAATATAATTTTGTGTTTTAGAGAGAAACAATGAAGTAGGTTTTTCTAAACTTTTAAAAAGTTCAGAGTTTTTCCTTTTTTGATAATTGATATTTATCATTATTAGGTAATTAATATATAAATTATATGAGTTTTTAACTCATTATTTACATAAAGTGTTTTACCTTTTAAGTTGGTAATAATTTCTCTCTTAATATCAATTTATAAACTACATTAAGAGAGAAATTAATTGCGTTTTTAATTGTATTTAAAATTTTATACAATATAATATATGACGCTTGAATTAAAGAAATTCGATATGAAAAGCATTAGTTTCAAACCGAATGAAAATAAGGGACCTGTTGTTGTGTTAATCGGAAAGCGTGATACTGGCAAATCCTTCTTGGTAAGAGACTTACTTTATTATCAACAAGAGATTCCCATCGGTACCGTAATTTCGGGAACAGAAGAAGGCAACGGGTTTTACGGAAAAATGGTGCCCAAATTGTTTGTCCACAATGAATACAATAGCGCCATTATTGAAAACATCTTGAAACGACAGCGTACTGTGTTGAAACAGATTAAAAAGGAGATGGAAACATATAAACGCAGCACTATCGATCCTCGCGCATTTGTCATTTTAGATGACTGCTTATATGATAACACTTGGTCACGCGATAAATTAATGAGGTTACTTTTCATGAATGGCAGGCATTGGAAGGTCATGTTAGTCATCACAATGCAGTATCCTCTCGGTATTCCACCCACACTGAGAACCAACATAGATTATGTTTTTATTCTTCGAGAAAATTACATAGCAAACAGAAAGAGAATTTATGAGAATTATGCGGGTATGTTCCCAACATTTGAGTCCTTTTGTCAAGTGATGGATCAATGTACCGAAAATTATGAGTGCCTAGTGATAAATAATAACTCCAAATCGAACAAATTACACGATCAAGTGTTTTGGTACAAAGCAGACAACCACGGTGACTTTAGATTGGGTTCAAAAGAGTTCTGGGAATTATCGAAAGGACTCAAAGATGACGACGAAGAGGAACAATATGACCCAAATTCGGTTAAAAAACGCGGCGCGGGACAGAAAATCAGCGTCAAAAAGGCGAATAAATGGTAGAAAGTAAAAGTGCTTTTTCAAAATCTGCTTTTCAAATATATAAGCAGTTATAACAACTTAAAGAGTATCCTATTATAAAGTATATAATAAGATGCAAGAACTTAACATCGTAGAACTCATAGAGAAAAACCCTATCTCTAAACTATCAAACGCTTATAATAACAAATTAATAAATAAAATCAAGGATAATTTCACTGATTTTGAATCACAATTATTTGTAAGTAGTTTTTATTGTTATTTAAATTATGATAAAAATATAGATTTTGTAGTTGATTTAGACGATATATGGAAATGGTTAGGATTTTCCACTAAACAAAATTCTGAAAGAGTGTTAGAAAAACATTTTAAGTTAGATATAGATTACAAAACAGCTCATCAAGTTGGAGGAGCAACTTCAAATGATGAAAAACTGGTTATCAATTTGGATAAGCAAAATTCTACAAAAAATATAAAACAAAATGGAGGACATAACAAACAAACAATATTATTAACCATTAAATGTTTCAAGTCATTATGTTTAAAAGCTCAAACTAAAAAAGCAGGCGAAATTCACGAATATTATATGAAAATGGAAGAAGTTTTACATCAAATTGTAGAAGAAGAAACGGATGAATTAAAACTCCAGTTAGAGCAAAAAGAAAATATTATTTTGGAAATAAAACAAAATTCTGAAAAAGAAAAAGATATAGCGCTTAAAAATTCTAAAAAGGAAAAGCAAAAAGCAGTAGAGCAAGCAATAATCGCGCATTTTCCATTAAACACTGAATGTATATATTTTGGAACAATTGACAATACAAATGAAGCAAATGAGAAACTAATAAAATTTGGTCACACAAACGACTTATCAACTAGACTAAACGATCATCGTAAAAGTTATATAAATTTTGAATTGGTAGAGGCGTTTAAAGTTCAAAATAAAGTAGAAATAGAGAATCTAATAAAGACACATCAAAAAATTAAAAAGCAAATTCGCAGCATACAACTAAATGGGAAACATAAAACAGAAATAATTGCTTATGACACCACAAATTTTACTATTGAGAAATTAACTAAACACATCAAGGACATTATCTATTCTAAAACTTACAGCATAGATAATTTTAATAGAATAATAAAACTAAATGAAGATTTGGAAAATAAAATTAGAGAGATGGAAAATACAAATAAAAGGTTAGAAATTGAAAACAGAGAATTAGAAATCGAAAACAAAAAACTTAAAGAACAACGCAATAATACAAATCAAAATGTACAACAAAATATAGTATTTACACCAAACACAATAGAATCTGAAATGGATAAAAAATTCAATGAATTTATAACTACTGCTTGTATTGTGCGTTCAGACGTAGAAGAATACTCTGTCAATATGGAAGGTCGTTATCGTTTATGGAGTCAAGTTAAACCAACCAAAGAAGTTTTTCACGCATTTAAAGGTTATTTAGATGCAAGATTTAAACCAAAACGTATTGGAGCAAATCACGGATATAGTGGTCTTAAATTGAAACAAGTTGATTATAAAAAGTCAAAGGAAAACTCGAATGCCGAGACATTTATATTTCAAGTATGTCAATTTTCTGATTGCGGAAAAGTATTAAA